CCTGTGCTGAACAATTTCCCCAGCTGCGGATACTCCCCGAACTGGAATGCCACGGTGTCGCCCGGCACTGGCTTCAGTGATTTGTCGGCCAGCATGAACCCGTCAGGCGTTTCAATCAGGATCATGTTATTTCGGTGCGGCATCAGTACATCGTTCAGGTCGATGCGGCGCTCAATGTAGTCTGACGCTGGTGATGGAAATCCCATAGCTACCTCACGTATCCCATGTTGCGGAGAGCCCAAGTTTTATTCTCGCTTTCCTCGGTAACCAGCTCGAAGAAGAAGTTCTGGTACCGTCTAACCCACCGGTTGCACTCCTGCAGCGTCCATACATGGTTCAGGTCATCCAGCCTCTTCTGGAACGCAGCAGTAGTGAGTACCTGCCTGCCCCGGCTGTCTATCTTAATCGCTCCAGTGAACGCCGCGTGTATGTCACTCTCTCTCGCCATGATAAATCCTCCTCTGATAAATACTGTATGGATAAACAGTAATATCGATCGGTAGATTTGATCAAGGCGGAGCGGTGCACAGATTTGTAAAGGGGTTGATGGCACAGGGTTTTTAGTTGGCGTTGGCGATGGTGAGTAACTAATCTCAAATCACACCCCACTGCCTGCTGAGACTGGCGCCGTATTCGGGGCTTTTTTATTCTGGCTTTTGAGGCCATGTGATGTCGGGTGCTTTTGATGCATCCACCCTACTGAGCATCACTCTGTAGGTTTTCCACTCCTTAAGCGCCTTGGTTTCTTCATCCGTGGCAATACCAAGATCGTCAGCGTCCTGAAGAGGGCCTATTTGTACGGTAGCCTCTGCAATCATTCTTGCTTTTTGGCTTCCTGCCATGGTGATCAACTCCTCTTCAGTAGGTGCAGGAAAATCTACCAGAACTGGATTGCCATCTTTGTCAGATGAAATCAGCTTGCCCTCACTTTGTCCATTCAGTAGGGCAATCCATTTTTCATCGGTGATTTCTACCGCATCTTTCGGAATGTCAGTGCCGTTGATTTCGGGAGAGTAAAAACCGTTAGTTGATGCTGCAAAGTATTTAGTCATATCACCATCCAATCGCTATGAATCGGGCTGTGGTTGTGCCGGCACCATCTGTGCCCCGAGGCTGAACAATCAGCGTGGTTTTACTTGTTGAGCCTGCAGCTTCTGAATATAAAGTGATACCTGATGTTGCACCGGAGGTTTTATCTGCCAGAACGGCGCACGCCTGAAATACACCATTAGGAAAAGCCATCGGGTATGTACCTGCTAGCTGACCGACACCTCCAGTTATTGTTCCCCACTGAATGATTACCCCGCCTGGCATTTTCTGATATCCGGCTGCAGACAACTTATTTCCAAACAGAGAACTGACTGGGAAAATTGCTTTCAGCGCTTTCAGCAACTGACCGCGATCACCTTTAGCCAGTGCAATGCCGCCTCCCTCAATGACGCCGCAAATTTCTTCCTGCAGCGAGTCGAAAAAATCCTGGTCAAGCGCTGTAGGTAGCTCACCAGTCTGTGGGTTACCGCCAGTAAAGCCATTTTTCCCGGCGCCAAATTTATCCTTTTGCGCTGTAGGCGTGTCAATGCGATGCATGTTTACTCCGGATATCTGAAAATAACGTAAGTGTGAGATGGTGCCAGTTTCTCCAGCACACATTCAGCAGTGGTGTCGCCCCAGGTGCGCAAGCTGCCGGTGCAGTTACTGATCGTGGTCATTGAAGAAACGTTCGTCGATGCTGGCATGTTGACCTGCCAGTAATAGCGCCACTCATCGCTGTAAAGTAAATCGGTGCAGTCAGAGAGGCAGTTAAACTGGCTCTTCTTATAGCGAGTGATCGTCACACCCGTATAGCCCAGCGCTGCAAGCTGACCGAGATAAAAGGACTCGTTAATTCCTCCTGGTAAATTCAGCTTCGCATCAAGCCTCTGGCGACGCTGCTGAAGAGTCTGAACCCCGGCAGGTGCGCAACTGTCAGGCAGTCCACTTATCGACTCGTATCGGTCAATGAGCTCTGTGACTGATCGCGGATCGGTTTCAAGCATCAGTGCATCTGCCCGGCCGTGAGCTTCTGAAAGCGATGACGCAAAACCCGTCAGCAGCAAGTCATCACTATCCCATGCCGGACCGCGAGGAAGTAACGCACCAAGCATCTGCCTGTACTGCGCCGTTAAGTCCATGAGATGGTCCCCACTACGCCAACCTCACCTTTTAATATTGCGATGTCGGATGATGGGCTGACTAGCGTATGGCTGTATTCACCTGTCGCTATGCTGATTGCCTCACTGATTCTTGAAGGTTTAATCAGTCCGCCAGGCGTGCCGTCCCGAAGCATCATTGATCTCAGCTCAGCCTCAACGGCATACCGCACTTCCGGATTGTCAGGGTTTAAGCGAATCTGAAAATTAATCACGTGAGGTGCCGGAGCGAAAACATAGATGTCTGCCCCCGCCACTGGTGCGCGTGGCTCAATATACGCCTGCACAGCTGCTACAGTTGCAGCTTCTGGTATTGGGTTAAACAGATCGCTGTTCGCAACCATAACCCCTACTGTTCCCCGTCCGCTCCAGTGGCGGTAAGTCCATGCGCGGGTTACGCCTGCCACTTCCTTAGCCCACACCTCGTAATCCCCGTCAGCGCCGCCCTGCGGCGTCCAGTACCACCGCTCAATTACCCGCGCCCGCCATACCTCAAGTTCTTCAATATCTGCGCCGCCCTGAATGCTGTCTGCCACGCCTGCAGATGTCAGGCCGGTAATCGGGCTGACAAGTCGCAGGGTCAGACCGTCATCTGTGTTGCCAACTTTACCCGCCGTATCACAGATCACAGGGACTCGCAGAACGCCGCCAGCCGAAGTGGCCGCAGCAGTTGTGGTGTAGGACGTCAGATCATCTCGCTGAATTGTCACACCAGCCGGAATCGGGATGCCGTCTGTCGTTACGTTCCAGCGGGCAAAGCCTGATGCAAATGTGGCCGCCTTACGCGGGCATCGCTTCATGTTTGCGTGACGCGTCAGCCAGTCTTCATCTGCCTGATCAGGCAGAAGGTTACGGGCCAGATAATCAATGTAGCCGTATACGGTATGCACCGCGGCGGCCTGAACGCGCCCGTATACTTCAGCGTCTGTTCGCCTCAGTGCCGCCAGAGTCGAGTCAGCTTCCAGCCGGGTGAGAATGTCGTTGCGGATTGTTGTGATTAACTGAGGGAGTGTCGGGCGGATAAATCCACTGTCAGCCATTAAGTTCACTCCATAAATCATCAAAAGAAAATGCCGTTCGGTTGCCGTCTTTCTGGCTTATAACCACTGAGGCACTTAGCGTATTAATTCCGGTTCGCTCAGCCTTAACATCCACCCGAACCGCCACGCCATCATCCACCAGCCACTGAAGCGACTGGCTGATATATTCGCGGGCTTTGAGCGGCGTTTTATTGGTGAGAGTTGTGCGACTGAGAAGGTAAAGACGGGAGCCAATGCGGTCATTCTGAACGGTTGGGAAGCTGTCACCCCACCAGCCATTATTCTGCTCCGGGCTGTCGTCAGGCTCAGCCTTTCGCCAGGAGAACAGGGAGATAATCACCGCGCGTGTCAGGGGATCGGGCGGCCACGTCACGTCACGCTGGACGCCGTTAATGACAATAATCATGAAACCACCATTTTCTGCGTTGGCGCGTCAGTGGTACCGCCGCCGGAGCCGTTCTCTTTATGGTTGTGCCCGTTATAGAAGACGCGCATTGCTGACATGGTCAGCCCTGAAGAGTCGCACTTATCTTTAATCTCGCCTGTCGATTCAATGTCCATTTCGAACCGGGCTTTAGGCGCATTTATAAAGGTGATCGTCTTGCCCGCGCCATCAACGACAATCCCGGATCGCGTCAGCGTGACCGACTGCCCCTGATCGTCATAAACAGCCACCTCACCGGAAGTCAGCCCCTTGATGCGGTAACGCCGGTCAGAAACCACCAGCACAACACCGTGTGAGCGGTCACCGTCAAAGTAAGCGGCCACGGCCTCAGCGCCGGTGAGAGGTGCGGCGGTAAACCCATATGGCTCCATATGCTCGATGTCGCTTTTTCCCTCACCGCCTGCCATTTCAACCTGCAGCATCTGACACTTTGTTGCCGTGTTAAGTCCGCGAACGACCGCGCGAGCCAGCAGGTTTGACAGAGCACGGCCCATACCTGAAATCGGGTTAGCCATCAGAAATCATCCTCTTCTTTCTTTTTCTTACGCTTACCGGGTTTCGCAGGTTCAGGGAGATAAGCATCCGGTGGCCCTACGCGGATTTCGGTCACGGTGCCGTTTTCATCCTGCTGGTAGGTCACCTCAGCGATCACCATCTGACGGTTGTTAAAACCCAGAACGGGGTCAAAGACGATCACCTGCAGGTTTGGCAGCCAGAGTGAGCCGTCACCCTGCCGCCAGCCCTGTACGGTATAGGTCACCTCATCGGTGCGTGCAGCACGCTGGCGCATCTCAAATTCTGCGCGTGCGCTGCAGGTTGCCGTGGTGGCGTTGCCAGTCTGGCGGATAATCATCGGGCGGTAACGCTTCAGTCCTCCGTCAATGGTTTTTGAGCGAATTGCCGTAGTGGTGGCCTCGCCAAAGTCGTCGTCGTTACCCTTGCGCTGACCGGACACCTGATAGTCGCTGAACCGGTCCCGGATGCTCTTTTCCGTGTCGCAGGAAAGAATGTTTTCACCCAGCACCAGCGCGGTGTGAGCCTGCTGACTGCCAATTCCCCCGATAACCAGATTGCCCTGCGCGTTGTCATACGCCAGCGCCTGCTGCAGTCCGAGCATTTTATTCAATACGTCCATGACAGTTTCGCCCTGGTCGGCCTGAATGCCCTGAAGCGCACCGGACGCACCTCCCGCATCCACCACCTTGATGCTGAACGGCTTTGCCAACTCAGCAGCCACCTGCGCCAGCGAACGACCGGCATACTGTGAAGGCGTGGCAGAACAGTCGATAAGGTCAGCGGTTTTACTGCGCCCTGAAATCCCGGTGGTGATGCTGCGTGCGTCGTACCGGACCGGCGTTGCCTCAACGTAGCCGGTCAGCACCTTATCGGTGCCAATCAGTACCTCAACCAGATCACCGTTTTTAATGCGGGTACTGCGCACAGCCTGTTCGGTATCACCGGGCCAGCTGCGGGTAATTTCTACGGTAAAATCGCGGGCGATACGCTCAATTCCTGCGGCGATCCTGACCGAAGTCCAGCCTCCCCACTCCTGACCATTCACCCGTAAAATAACTGTGTTGTTCATCGTACCGGCACTCTCAGTGACTGAACCGGCACGAAGCCGGGATGGCGGATGCCGTTACGCGCTGTAATATCACCTGCTCGGGAGGCTGAGTCGTACCAGTCCGCGGCCAGAACCAGCGCGGGCATAACCTGCGGGGGTGTCCGTTCCGTCATGCGGTCAACCTGCTCAAGGCGTGCTGAGATATCCCGGTTAATGTCCGTGCGCACTGTGACCAGCGCCTGATACAGCCCGTCATCTGAAACTCGCTCCAGTTCGAGATCGATTGCCTCATTGAGGCTGTCACGTACCTGCGCGAGATCGTCCCATGAAATAACGGTGCCGTTATCCAGAGAGGTGGTAACGCCGGAAGAGGCAGACACGGTTGCGGTCGCTGTGGTGTCTGAATCAGAATACGCATTACCGGAATCAGGCCGTATATTACTGACAGCAGGATGCGATACCACCACCGGCTGCTGCGGGTCCTGCTGACGCGTCACGGTGCGGCTTGAAGTTTGCGGCAGGCTGGTTACTGTGACAGCGGCCTCGCTGATTGCTGTGGTGCGTACCGCCTGCGCTACATAATTCCGCTGGGTGGTCTGCGCCTGGGCGGTTTTACTGTCGGTTTTCCAGACTCCTCGCGGAGCCAAGCCGGAACCAAACGTGATACCGGTCAGTCCCTTGATCATCGACATAAGGTCGGAAGCGTTGCCGTTCAGTCGCGTTCCGGCCCGCCACATGGTCTGCAGGCGGTTAACAAAGCTCATGCCGCTGGATGGTGGCTTCAGCAGTACAGATAAATCACCCTGCATCAGGCGTGATGCCGCGCTTATACCCGAATCTACATACTGAAAAGCATCAGTCACATTGCCGAACATGCCGGTCGCCTCGTCCAGCACGCCGTCCTGAAGGAAGTCCGGCATACCGTCCATACCAAAGACACCGAATGCCGATGAAATGGCGTCATCCAGAAACGAAACGGAAGAGGATAATTTCTGGCCGGTTGCCAGCCCCGCGGTTGGGAAAGACAGCTCGCCGGATTCAACGAAGCTGAAGCTGATGCGGCACATGCGCCCTTCGCTCTGCGAATGACTGACGCGCACGGCATCGTCAACAACCACGGTCATCTCACCGTAGTAAGGATGAACCAGCGTACAGGAACCCGGCTTTTCAATAGCCTCAATCAGCCGGTTGCGCTGCTCAAAGAAATCATCGCCAATAAGATAGGCCTGAACGCTGAAGCGGCGAGTTGCCCGGCCTAAATCCTCCGCCCACGGCTTATCGCGGTTCGGGTACTCATGCACCTGCACGCGACGCCCAAAGGTTGCTTCGTCGCTGTCCACCTTAAACGCGATGCCGCGCAGTGAGGCATCCTGCAGATTATCTTTCCAGGTCATGGCTTGCTCCGGGCATAAAAAAACCCGCCAGAGCGGGTCGATGTTTATTTCAGGTGTATCTGTATCGAATAGGAGTCGCCAGTTCTAACGAATAAAGAATCAGCTTTTTGATCGTAAGACTCAAACCGCTGAACACTCTTAAACTTCTCCAGCTTATTTCCGAAAATTGTAGTGCTGGTTCCTGTCAGATATTCAAAAGCCTTGCCAGCCAGCGTAACGTTAACCTGATTCATTGACTTATCTTCGTTTGCGAAGAAATGAATGTTTATCCTGTTAGGGCATGGCGGCTCATAAACGGTAATGTAAAGTTGAGGTTCATACTCAGCTTCGCTGTTATCACCGAACGCCTCTTCATCCGTTTGATCCTTTCGGAATGAATACTGATGCCTTAGCGTGCCGCCATCTTTGAACACCTGCACCTTCTCAGGTTTTTTCCCGATTGCCTTAATAAAATCCTTCTCATTAAAAGCGGGGTAACACTCACTGGCAGATACCCCACTGACAAAAAATAATGCCATTAAAAGCGGAAAAAAACGCATGAAGGCTACTCCTCAATTTGAATTAGAAAACCGATTATAACCCACATCAAGATCAAACCACGGAAGAGCGCCACCTACTGGCTCAACGCGCATTCCGGGAGGGGCGTTTTCAAAAGAAACTTTAAGCTCTCCCTTTTGTGATGTTGCATCGTCACGCATTAATGGACCGCTCATGCTTTGCGGATTTAGCGGAACGCTACCACCCTTTAACTGCTGCTCATTGTTATACCAGCCGCCAGCCTTCCATCTCTTCTTAAGTGACTCCCAGAATGATTCCGTGCCATCTTTCTGGGTGGTCACATCAGAGATTTCTTCGAGCTTTTTAAACATGTAGAGTGCGACCGCTATTGAAACCGTCAGAGCGCTCAACTTTCCTATTTTGGCAAGAACAGCGAGTAGCCCGCTTGCTTTGGTTGTGGCTGTGGTGAGCGATCCAATAACCTGAAGCGTGAATGACCCAGCCATCACCCCGCCAATTCCGGTGATGATTCCGTTCATACCACCCAGCGCCTCTGTCAGACCATCGATTTTAGTCCAGACTTTCTCGACCACAGGACCGAACTTATCCCAATCAGAAATCAATAGGCCGATTCCCAGCGCTGCAAGTCTAAGGAATAAGCCCATCGGAGAAAGCTTCAGTCCTTGCCCCAGAATACCCAGCGCAAAGTTAATTCCCAGCAGCCCCAACTTCATTCCGACAAAACCGGCTGCGATGCCAAATGCACCACGAATAACCTTCGGGTTTTTGTCAGCAAACTCAGTAAAGCGCTCTGACATGTCACCCAGCCAGCCCACCAGCCTTTTAGCATCACCAGCAAAAGCCCCGCCGATTGCCGCAAGACCATTGACCGCTGTACCGGTCAATGACTCCCAGATATTCGAAAGTGTGCTTAGCTGAGCATTAACACGCTTATTAAGGTCCGCCTGCTTTCCCATTTTCTCCTGAATCTGGTCATAGCCGGTTTTACCTTTATCAATTAGCGCATTTAACACCTGTAGTGTTTCAGCGTCATCACCAAATATCTGTTTAATGATTGTCGTTTTTTGTTTGGTTGTTAATGACTGAAGCTTATTCAGTTGCTTGAAAAGATTATCAAGCCCGCCGAACTCTCCCTTACCATCGGTAAAATCTAACTGAATACCTTTTCGACTTAGCAGCTTGTTGGCTGCCTTCATCTTTTTACCATCGAAGCCAGCCTGGAATACTTTTCGGAGGGCGTTACCGGAAGCTTCCCCCTCCATCCCCATCTGATCCATCATCACTGAAATGGGGGCCAAAGCACGAGCCGCTGTGAGGCCATCTTTGCTGACCATCTTCAGAATTGAGCTGGTCTTAGAAAAGAAAGAGAGCATGTTGGTATCATCGACGCCCAAGTAAAAAGCTTTTTGGATCGTGTCGAATAATCCCATCATATCTTCTGAAGCCGTGCCGGTAGCATCCTGCATTTTTGCAGCAAATTCTGCCGCCGCTTCAGGTGTTTTCTTAAGCTGAACCGCCAGATAAGCGGAAGCCTCACCAACACCGCTCAGGATGTTCTGAGCCGGAATACCCTGCCTGACAAGCATCTGCATCATGTTCTGGAAATCAGCAGTAGTGCCAGGCAGTTTATTACCCAAGCCGATGGCCAGCTTATTAATTTTTTCGAAATCAGAGCCAACCGCGCCGCTGGCGTCCATCATGGCAACTTTCAGGCCTGTTGCGGCGTCTTCCTGTTTGGCAAAAGCAACCAGCGAACCTGTCAGCCCGGCGGCAAGGCCACTTGCCATGGCCATGCCGCCCCTGCCCGCTTCCTCTGCATCTTTACGGAACCGGCGCAGGTTCTTTTGCATGCGGCCAAGTGCAGGTGAAAGTCTGTCAACGCCAGTTATAAGCGCTTTCAGTTCAAATTCAGCCATTGGCTTTTCGCTCCCGTTCTATCCGGTTCGCCTGGTCGATAAGTAATTGCAGGCTTTTTAAGTCCTCGCTCAGGACTTCCAGAGGATTTATGCGCCAGTAACTGGCGCAGTCGAAGTACAGATTAAGCAGTTCTTTAGCTGTCAGGCCTGAAGGAAAAAACCGGCAACTACCCAGCCAGCAGCATTCAGGTCTGATGGCGACATGTCATCAACTGAGCTGGGTGGAATGCCGCCCAGCTGGCTGATGTATTTAGCCACAACGTGAGCCAGCAGCTTAACTGACTCATCCTGATTCATCTGGTAGGGATAGCCCAGCTCACGGACATCCTTGCCCGTTGGATCGCGCAGCTCCAGCACATGAAGTGTTTCACCATGTGCAGTAATGGGTTTTGAAAGCTGAAGTTCACTCACTGGAAAAATCCTTCTGTGCCGTGGAATTCGAGGTCTACCGTACCCTCTTCCGGGTTGTAATTTGCTTCACCAAACATATAAGCCTCAGACAGCACGTAGACCATGCCGTTAGCCATTTCCGAAGTAATGGTCATCTGGTCTGAGTCAGTCAGTTTGCTGATCGGGAAATTTTTAGGCACTTTAAAAGTGCCTTTTGTGTACGGCGCTCGGTGCGTCTCTTTGTAATCCACATCACCGGCCAAGCCGATCACGTCATCACGCACCTTGGTGTTCATCGGCACCTCAATGCCGCCGGTCAGCGACAGCTGCTGACCGTCCACCTTGAAATACGTAGTACCCGCAATCTTTGCCATTACGCGGTCTCCTCGCTGTATTGCAGACGGAACTGATTAAGCAGCGCAAAGACGCGCAGCTGGTTGACATAATCCGGCGGGAACAGTACGTCCACGCGGGTAGGGTCGCTGACGTTGCGATCAACCACCAGGTGCTGCTTGAAGAGGTCGAAGTTCTCCACGATCCCCGCCCGTTCCATGGTGCGATAACTGGCGCACATCTCACCCTTTAGCACTGCAGGCGTCACAATGGCCTGACCCGGACCGAAGCGCGTACCGTCATTCGCCAGCTTGTGCCGCGGGTATTTACTGGTAATGATGCTTTTCAGCTGACGGATAACGTAAGCGCTGGTATGCAGCGTTTCACTGTCCAGGTAGCTGTTGTCCGCCTCGCCATAGGCGTTTTTCTGATAGGTGGTAATATCGCGCTGAATGCGCAGCACGCCGCTCTCAGCGTAGGCCGTGGCAATACCGTGCTTCAGCAGCGACTGTTGCTCAGTCAGGGTAAAGCGGCTGCCTGCCGGTGCCGGCAATGCACCGTTCAGCTCACCGGTCTGAGTCGGTCGGGCCGGGTCATTGCGGATAAATACCGCGTTACGGGCGGTACGCAGCGCGACCAGCTCATCTGCTGCTGTCTGAACAGCAGGCTCATAACCGGCAACGGTAATATGCTGGTTGTTCATGGTGTCACCGAAGGCCACCAGGTCGGAGAGCGTGCCGATTTTTGCCGTGTAGACGTGACCGTAAAGCTGTCGTGCATAGCCCCAGCGCCCGGACGAATCGTTCATTTCCAGCGCCAGCGTTGCCAGCGAGGCCGAATCACTGAACGGCGTGCCGATGAAGTCAAACGGCTCATCGCCCATCGCGGCCACGGTTGCAGTCAGTGACGGTGAGCCCGTACCGCCTGCCATCGCGGCAATCACAGCGTTAACCCCGTCAGGCGTGGTTTCGCTCCCCACGGTGCCGTAGTAGTTCAGAGCCAGAGGAATGCTGTTGCCGGTAAGCCCCTTGTGGCGGGCAGTGAGCGTCACCACACCAGCTGCAGCTGCTGCTGTCACGGGCAGGTCTGCGTTAGCGTTAATTGCGGCTGCAAGTGAGGCGGCTACTGCTGCAGGGGCATCGCCGGTTACCACAGCGGCCTGAACGCGTACCGCGCCAATATAAAGGCTCAGCGAACCTGACGCCTGTGCGTTGCCGGTTAGCGTCACGGCCCCTTTGGCGGTCTCGCCATCAGGCTCAGTTACCGCGATAACCCACAGCTCACCAAATGGATCGACGGCACGATAGCGCGCCACCATACGGGCTAACTGGCTGCCACGACCTGCAACCTTACCCGCCAGTGCCGCTGACGGCATGATGGTGAGCTTATTTTTAACGATGGAGCTGTCGGCAGAGGCAAAACCAATCAGCAGCGATGGGCCGCTATCTTGCGTGGTATTCGCTTCGCTGTTGTCCATCTCCGCCCAGAACAACGGCACGCGAAGGCCTGACGGAATATTGGGGAACGAGACTGACATTATTCACCGCCCTTTTTCTTGGCGTCAGCTGCGGGCTTTTCTTCTTCCGCACTGACTTCTTCGACATCACCATCCGCAATGCGGCGGTGCCAGTAGCTGCTTTCTTCGACGTTCCGGCCTTCTGACGGCAGCAGATCGCCCCGGACAGGGTCAGGGACTGACCGCCCGCGCTTGGGTCTGAGTTGCATGATTTACTCGCTGAGGTTGATTTTGGTGTGGTGCTCAATGATGCCGTCAGGCCCGTTACCCGGATCGATGTAGTCAACGTCGATTTCGACCGTTTTCAGTTCATCCAGGGCGTCAAGATCATCCTGCTGGCGAGTGTCCTCTTCGGTGATTTCCCGCGTCAGCATGAATTCAAACTGGTAGTAGAGTCGGCCTCGGTCCATATCCAGAAGCTGTCCGCCGGAATACGCCACCGGGCCTGCATCTGAATCAGGTTCCCAGCCCAGCAGCGCCTTCCAGATTTGCTGCCGCACATCATGTACGGCGTCATACCCTGCTGCCTGACCGCGCTCGTCGCGCGTATTATCCAGCACTACCACCACCGCAAAGCCTTCAGTCACGTTCTGCCAGTAGTCGGTCAGAGACTTCTGCTCAGCGGTGACGTCTTCTGTCGGCACAACATACGCCGCCGGCAGCCGCATTTTGCCGGTTTCGGGAATGGCTTTAAATTCAGCCGCCCCGGCTACGTTACCCGCGAACATCGGACATCGCGCCCGGAGTGCGGCGATCACCAGAGATAGTTTCATTTCTTTTTCCTTTCAGGACGCAGGGAGGTACGCAGCGCACGGGTCAGTACATAGCGCGTCCATGTTTTGCGCGCCTCCAGCACCTCGGTCATATAGTTTTTACGCGGGGCAACGCGCCAGCCATTACCGCCGGACTTGCCTTTGTGGTGACTCTTTTTGCGCTTTGCGCCACGCTTGATGCCGTAGAACAGGAATGCAGGGTAGAAATCTCCCTCAATGAGGCGGTTTCCCTCGCCCCGCTTCTGGTTTGGTGCGATGCGCACCATCAGGCCCGGACGACTTTTTGATGCGCGAGGAACGTAATAGCCGATGGACCGCGCCAGCCTGCCAGTCCTGAATCCCGGATACTCACCCGGAGCGGAACGACCACGACGCATGACCAGACGCCTTGCATCACGCATGTGAACCTGACCAATCTGAATGAAGGCGCGGCGCATTTTTGCCCGGTTAAAAACGAGGTCTTTGGGCTGCTGAAAATCAACGTGTAGAAGCGGCTTAGCCATACATCTCTCCGTCGCTGTCCACAGCCCTCAACTCTTCGCACTCCAGCAGCAGGTAACGACCGGCTGAGTTGAGGTCGCGCAGGCGCTTAACGCGATATACATAACCGCCGTAAACCACCTCAAAATCTGAAGTGATCTCCCGTAGATAACGGATGGTCATGTAGTGGGTTATGGTGTCGTCAGCCTGAACGGATTCATGATAGGTGGTAGCACCTACCTGCCGGACCTTCGCCCAGACGTCCTTTTCATTCTGAAAGACCGGCTCTATGCCGTAATCCGCTGCGGCCTGATCGATGCGCTGCCGCAGGTGGATACGCTTATTCAGCTCACCGGGATCGGGCAGCGTGAATACTGCGCTGGTATTTGATGAACGTCGCTGCATGCTAATACCCCGATACCGGCAGACGCCGTGAGTAGAGCAGGAACTCAAACGCCTGCGGCGTCTCAGTCATTTC